CCAAGCAGTATCAACACACCACTTGTTATCAATAGTATCACTATGTCTTTGAAATTTTTTATCATTGTTTGTTCTCCTCTGTCCCTTCGTAGTATTTCTTGTATTCCTCAAGTAGGTTGTTGGTCTCTTGTAGTTTCTGTCTTATCTGCGCGAAGTTCCGGGCTATCATCTCGTAGTCCTTGTCCGTCAGTCCGAACAGAACGGGGTCAATGCCCTCGGCCTCCAGTTTGGCGAAAACTTCCTGTGCGTTCTCTGATGTTATGATTATCCAACGCACCTTCTCTAGATCCAAGGACTCTGGCTTGGGCAGGTTCAACTTGGCCCGGGGTTCCTCCACGGAGAACACCTTGATCCTCTTCTCGCCTATGCTACAGGCGGAGAGAAACAATATCATGGTTATCAAAATTATCTTATTCATCATCATCCTCATACTTGTATCGATTCTCTAATTCGTACCGGTAATCCTCGGTGTATTCAAACTCCTGGAAGTTGCCTGCATTGTATCCTGTTTCCTTATTCATAGTTCACGTAGTTCGGGTTGGCCAATGACGGACACTCCGGGTTTATCTCCGAGTTCTTGGTCGCCTTCAGTTCCGCTTCAGTGTGTTGGGCACCTGACGCCAACTCCACACACCTGGCGGCGTTGTCAGCCCCCTTGTTGATGATCCTCTCTATGGCCTTGGTCCTGTCTATGGCCAGTTTGCCGATGTCTCGTTTGCCCTTGTTGAAACGCTTGTCGAGATCGTCCAGGTCCTTCTTGAATGTCATCACGAGAGCATTTAGTTTCTTGTTGCTCTCCATTATGGCGTTGAAGTCCTTCTTCTGCTGTTCCAGTAATTTGGTCTGTGATTCTATGCCCCGTTCCAGTTCTATCTGGTTGGCCTTGAGAGTGGCGTTGTCCGCTCTGAGTTTCATGACATACACACCCGCACCCGCGATGCCGGTGATCAGCATGATGGCTATCGCCATTTTTATCGTTGAAAACATAATAGCAGTATTTATTGTATGAGGCCGGGCTTGTAGACGGTCTTACCGTTCTCTTTCATGGCAGTCAGCACACTCTTGCGATTGCCCTCTGACTTGTATGAAACGTGTACCCAACCCGAGTCTGGCACACCTGGCGTGTAGAATTCCAATATCAGTTGGTCGAAGTCCAGGTTGTCCTCGATCCACTTGGCCACGTCATAGTTGGGTGTGCCCGGACACTCTATGTCCACCGCTTCACCTTTGCAGTGCTGTGATGTGCTTGAACCACCCACCGCCTTGTTGAGTGCTTCTCCCCTGTAGCCCGAGTTGATCACGGTCACACCAAAGTGGTCCCTGACCTTCTGCACCACGTTCCTGAACAGCGCCGTGGCGTTGCCCATGTGTTCCTCAGTGGGAGTGTTGTCGATGCCCTGTCTCAAGGCCGTCTGGCTCTTGATGTATTCCTGTATCGTGAAATTTTGACTTAACTTTACCATCCACATTTACTTAACAGAGCGGACTCCCCTCCCTTGCTGAAAATGAATCTGTCCTCTGTCGTTTTGGTTATCTGGTATGGTCCGAAGTACTTGGTCAGCCACATGCACTCGCTCATAGCCGATTCGTCCAATCTGAATGCTTTCACTTCGTTCATTATGATATTTGTTGTTCCGAACGCGTGTAGTTCGAACTTCAAAGTGTCCGCGTTGCGTTTCTTGATGGACACTATGTTGTTGTCCAGTTTGAATTCCATCATCTGGAACTTGTCGAAGAACGTCTTGACCTCTCCCAATCTCATGCCCTGTATCTTCTGTGTGTAGGCTATGGCAGTGAGCGGCAGTATCTTGGCCATGTTCGCCGCCGAGGCCTCGAAAGGTGTTGGGTCCTTGTGGTAAGTGAATTCGAATGTGTCTATGTTTGTGAGTTTCTTCAGGTCTTCTAGGAACTTGTAGATGTGTCTGTCCACTCCCTCTGTCCTCGCGAACTCCACGAACACCCTGTGCTTGCCGTCCTCCAGCGTGCCTGGTGTTGCGTCAGCGTCCAATACTTCCTTGTATCCGGTCTCCGCGAACCTCTCTAGGTCCTTGGCTGGCGCCAGTCCGTCCACCGTGAATGCCAACACCATGATGTTCCTATCATCACCCATCTTGGATTTGAACTGGTCCACCGAGAATCGCTTGTGTACGACCCCGTCTAGGTCTCCGGCTTTCAGTCCTTCTTTTAGAAATGTCATTATAAACTATTTAGGTCCCCCGAGGCCATGTCTGTCTCGTCCTGGCTCTCGATCTCGTCCCTGCCGTGTTTGAAGTTGCCGATCAGTTCCTTGGGCATCCTGATCTCCACCACCCAAATGTCATGGCTGTCGATCTTGCCCTTTGTGGTGCCGGGCCTGTAGTCTTCCGGTCCCTTGATCTGTCTCGGTTTTAATAATTCGTCTCGTTTGTAGAATACCTTGCATCCACGGTCTAGCAATCTCTGGCCTCCCGCTGGGTCTGGCATCTTGTCCGCTGGCCACATGAAACTGCATGTGACGAAGTGTCTAGAGTCAACCGGTCCCGACAGCAGTTCACCATCCTCCCAGTTCTTGAACACGTACACGTCCAGTTCATCCACCACGCGCTCGAAGTCCTTCAGTATCGATAGGGTAGGACCCACCGCGTATAAGGATTGTACGTTTCTGATTATGTCTAGGACGTCATGCATAGCAAGTGTTATTTATCAGATATATCTGTGTTGTAAAATATGCACTGTTTATCTGGTAATCCCACAGTAAATAATTGTACATGAGTCCAACACAGAGACACATCAAATCACTATCCAACACAACCTACGAGGAGCCCTATGCTACCATATCAGAGCCTACAAATGCGACCTTTATTCCAGAGGAAACTGTGGAAACTAATGAGGAAGAAACGTGTTTACGACAAGCGAGTCAAGATGTACTTGCTGAACCAGGGCTGGCTCAAGATACGGAAACAGAAGGATCGTAGGCGGAGAAGAGTGCTCAGGAAGTTGTGGAAGGCCGAGCAACTGGCCTATCTTCGACGTGTTTGTGCGTAGTTATTTGACGAACTGATCCATCGCTTCAGCGTACCACTGACGGTAGTGCTGTTCGACGCGTTCATAGGGGATTTGGTCCCGTTGGGCCACTGGTATGCCCGGTAGCTCGTTCTTTATCACTTCCTTGTTGACGAGATCCAACACCACCGTGTATTCCCTCATCTTGCCTGTGCCGATCTTCTTCTTTGAAAGTTCAACGAACTCATCGAACTTCTTGTCTGCCTTTATTATGTACTTCACACAGAAGTATCTCTTCTTGTTGTGTTTGCTACCCATTTGATAACCTCGCTAATTTTATCATGCATGACGCAAGATTGATTTCTGGATCTGCTACGAAACTGTGATCCACTAACGCCTGCTTGATAATTAGCACGGCCTTGTCCTGTGCATCCTCATCTTTGGATATGATGTCCAGGTTGTCATACATCCATCTGTATATCTCCTCACACTCCTCTGGCCTTGCCTGGGCACAAACCAATTTCCTTGCTTCTTGTATCTTGCCTTGCTTGAACAGTTCAACCATCTGTAGCCTGTAGTCCTGTTGTCCTGAATCGCCCGTTGCCGGCGGCATCAATTTTCCATCCCTGCAGTTCTGTTGTAGCATGTTGATGCACTTCCTCAGATCTGGATAACTGGCCTTCACGTATGTGTCCAGCACATCTATGTCTGGTGTTATACCTTCCTGTATCAGGATCTCCGCGGTCCTCGCCGTGAATTCTGTTTTATCAATCGTCTCCATGTGGAAGCCTTGGCATCTGCTGTGCAGTGCGGGTATCACCCTGTTGGGATAGTTACAGGTCAGTATGAACCTCGCTGACGTGTGATACATCTCCATCACACCACGCAGTGCGGCCTGTCCGTTTGGACTCATGTAGTCTGCCTCATCAAGCAACACATATTTGTATGCACCAAAAGGCATTATCTGTACAAATGAATTAATTTTTTCTCTGACTGTGTCCACGGAGTTCTCCCTGGATGCGTTTATCTCCAGGATGTCATAACTGCTGACGTCCAGTTCCGCGAACAGCACCTTGGCCAGTGTGGTCTTGCCCACGCCTGGTGCACCACTCAATAACAAGTGTGGTATGGCCTTGTCGTCTATCCATGACTGTATCTGTTTGCGTTGTGCCTCGTCCCTGACCACGTACTCTTTCAGAGTCTTAGGTCTATATTTTTCTACCCAGAGTTCTTTCATTTGGTTCTTTCCATTAGTATTTTCTTCTTGCCCTTGAATCTAAATCCCTTGTCAACAACAGCGTCCAAGTTGTAGTTTAACAGTTTCCTCTTGCCTTTGCTAGTGTGGATTACGGGTTGTCCCTTCGCGTCAATCTCTATCGCGGTGATCTTGGCTCGGACATTTTTAAATCTGCCGATCCATATCACGTCACCCACGTTCACCGTAAGATTGTATTGCTTCATCAATACTATATTACAGAATTTTCTACCGCTTGTCTATATAATTGTTCGGAGGCCATGTTTTTACCTTTCGCCTCCACTTGTATATCGAAGTTCTCTGAGAATGATAGTGCCCAGTCATTCACTGCACGATTTGGTAACAGGTCCGAGTGTGCCCGCAGTTTCTGTTTCTTGCAACCACGTTCCAATAACATTTTGATATCATGCATCTCGGTGTGTGTCTTTTCACCTAGTCCTGCCACTTCTAGATGTTCATCCCTTGAATAGGAGTAGTGCATACTGGGTCTCACACCACGCCACGAATCTATCACACGTTTGACCCTGTCATCAGTGGGTTCTATGTATTCCTCGTCACGGATCCAGTGGTGATGGACATCTAGAACTAGTGCCAGGTCCTTCTCCAGTTCTAGACTCCTCTCAAGCCCATGTCCCATCTCGTCATTCTCGATTGTGATCAGATTACGTGCTTCTTGAGAGAGTTTAGGTAGTGCCCGACGTATGCCGTCTGGTCCTTGCCTGCCTGAGATGTGTACGTTGATCTTACAACCATCCTGGAACGTTTTGCCAAATCCCATCCAACGTGCCATGTCCGCGTGATATTCAAATTCTTCTATGCTTCGCTCCACTATGTCTGGAGTCTCACTTGCGAGCACACAGAACTGTCCTGGATGGAAACTGACCTTGACGTCTAGTTTCCGGGCCATCTCGCCCACCGGTGCGAATAGATTTGCTAGATGATCCTGTATGTCCTGTTGTTGCCACCATGACTTCCAGTCCTTCTCTGTGTAGCCCTGTAGCATCTCCGAACCTAATCTAACCATTCTGCGTTCGGGTGGCAGTGTGCCCACACGCTCTATGAGCCTACGTGCGGCCGTGGTGTTGTGTGTCATGATGTCCCACTGTCGCTGTTCGGCTTCGTCTTTATGTTCACGTAGCCAACGCATGGTGGTGCTTCTGCCGTTTAGATCCCTGTCCTTGGCGTTCACCTTCATACCGCCAAACTCCGACTCGTCATTGAGCCATTTGCAACAGAAACCAAAACGTTTTACCATGTTTCTATTATAACAGATATTTGAAAAATGTCTACTCCAACAGTGTTTCCATCATGGCCCAGTGTCCTATGATGTCGCTACAGTGCAGTCGGAAGCCGTGTTCCCTGTCGATATCCCTCAATATCTTGTTGGCTTTGGCCATGCTTAGTCCCACGTTGGCAGGAAGTTGCAAGGCATTGATTGTTCTACGTTTCAGACCTTTTGCGGCCTGTACCCTGTGCCATCCGTCTGTCAACAGGAAGTATCCCGACCCCTTTATTGGAGTGACCAGTATTGGATCCCAAGCACCGTCCTTCTTTAACTTGTTGATCCATGACCTTTTCTCTTTGTTAAGAGGACGTTCTACACCCAATCCCATCTCTGCCATGGTGACTAATTTGCTTAATTCAACTTTAATTTTTTTGATCTTAATCGCTTTCATACTCTATGTTATCTATGTCCTGTATTATCTGCCATTCCGGACCACGTGGCCATGGTTTCTCCCTTGCAGGGTAACTGTTCTCATCTGATATCTCCCTGAACTTGTTTGCACAAGGTGGCCCACAGAAGGGCTTTATCAGTCTCTTGTCGTATTTGGAATCGTGTATGCTGTCGTACCAGTATATCGCGTTGTGGAAGGTCTTCTTGCAGACGTAACAGGTGTGTGGTCTATACATTTTTGTTGATTAAGAGTTTTGCCACACCTACGTTTTTCCCTCTTTCGGTGCAGTAGGCATTCATGATAGTTTTTCCAGGAACAAGTTTATACAAACTGCATAATTCTAAATAAGATTTTTTGTATTTCGTTACAAGAAAATCCATATCAAAACGATCCAGATAATATTTTCCTATCATTACATTTGGATAAGAAACCATTCTGTATTCATTTTCAATTTTAATAGTGTCATTGGTTTCGGTTTTTAGCCATCTCACTCCGATTCTGCTCCAGTGGAGACCAAAACACTTGCTAAGACTCATGGCTACACCTTTTATGCATTCTTTGGATAAATCAAGATCAAGATCCCATCCGATTGGTAACCATGCACAATCGAGGTAAACATCTACACCAATATTGTTGGCCTTGTCTAAGATTTCATTATACATCGGATGTGGCGCTCTAGCGTTAGGAAAAGGATATTCAATAATCAAAGGTTTACCCGCCACGATACTATCTAGATCCACACGTTTCAAACTAGGTTTTAATTTATTGTAGTAAGGATATCCATTTTTAAGCACCTGTAAATTATCTAATCCGTGCGTCATGATCATTTGATCTAAGAAATTTTGACATCCTGTTATTACATCTTTTTGCACGAAAAGTTCCAAACCGTTAACTTTTACATATCGGTGTTTTAACAAGGAGTCTTCGAATTTTTTTATAAATGTTGAATATTCGGTTGTGATGTATGATATTGTTTTCTTATCTGAATTTTTGAAAAAATCTATCCTGGCTTTCAGTAGATCTCTATCGTTAGAAAATGTTGGAATCCAATCTAAGGCAAATCCTTTATCGTCTAATGCTTTTTCGTGTTGGTTAGTCATTACCCGGCAGTGATGTCATCTGACTCATGCCACCTGTGTTCACGTAGCCGGCTTTGGTCCTGTTTTGCTCAGGCTCCTCATCTGACACTAGTAAGATGTCATTCTCATCTATCATTCTTACTTCTAGTTCCACGCCCTCTTTCTTGACCTTGAATCCTCTGCTCCATCTTCCGTGTGACACCATGACCCATTGTCCAACAGTCACGTCTTCCTGTTGGTCACCTATGGCGTAGACCTTGCCCCATCTAGGGTGTATTCCTGATTCTGATCCGTCATCGTCCGTAAGTATTATGCCACCTTTGGTCTTTGTCTCTCCGAAGTGCATGTCGGAGACCAACACACGTTTCTTGAGTGGTGTAATGTCGTAGTCAACCGTGTACTGCTGTCCGCCGTGTGATCCAAATCCCTTTGATTGTAAGTCTTCTATTGTTCCCATGATAATAACATTATAGCATATTTTATGTTTTTTGCAAGTTCAAAAAAACATTTTCTAAAAAATCTTCGTATGGTTTATAGTGATCTGGATGAAGTGTTTCATCGATATTGTCATGGGATAATAGAAAGTTCTTAAGTTGTAATGCTTTGTCAACATCGTCTGCAAAATCGAAATGGAAGATTTTACTCCTATCTTTTAAAAACTCAAAAATACCATAACTATAAACTGAGAAAACATCTTTTGGCCTGATAAGTTTACTATGACCACAGAAGTCTACAATAGATTTATTTGGATTAAAATTGTTTGTGATAAACGCTGTGGTAATAAAATTTGGATATCCATTGATAGTTTCTTGTACAGATTGGTATTGTTTTTTTAATATTTCTCCAAAGTACTCGTGTGTGTTTGAATAATGCTTTGGATCCACTAACTTGAGTTCCAGCAAGGTCCTACCCACTTCACTGAACGCTACTAGGAAGACTATATCAACGTCTAGATTTTTCAAAAATACCACGTCTTCCTTTAACATAGTGTTTATAGCACTATTGCTGAGTCCACCTATAGACCTGTTGATTAGGAAATATTCAGGGTATTGATTATGGAATACTCTATCGAAGAATACCGAGTCTAACCAACTGTCTCCAATCGCATAAAATATCTTTTTCCTAATTGTAAGTTTTTCTTTGGCGTGAAAGAGCCATGGATACCCGCTTTCGTCATGACTGCCTACTAAATCTTTTTTATTCCTACTATTAAAGATGTCACTTAGTTTTTTATCATACATGACTTAAATGTTACAATCTTTAAATTGTAAAGTCAATTCACACAAACTGTAAAAGTCTCGATTTTATTCCAAGCCGTCAAGAGCCGCGTCTATGCCCTTCTTGTCCGTGCTCTCTGTCTTGGGTTTGAAAGTCGTCACCGGAGTTGTTTCCACCTCGACTTTTTGTTCCACCACGGATTCTGGTTTGGGTTGTGTTTTCTTAACTTCTCTTTTGGCAACGGGCGTCATCTTCTGAATGGTCTTCACTGGTTCCACTGTGGGTGCCGGTGTTGGCTTGTTCTTGGTCGGCGTGTCATCCACCATTCCCTTGGGTTGCTCGTAATACTTTCTGATGATGGTCTCTTTGGATGTGACCACCTGTCCACCCGCTCCCAACACATCGCCTCTAGCGTTGACTTTCATATTACCGACCGCTGGGATCGACTCATTGGCCGCCCTCAGTTTCTCTATGTCTATCATGCGTCCCTGCATGGTCCTGTACATTTTTTTTCTGGGTGCTCTTGCTACCATAATAATATGCTCCTATATTGATTACTTATCATCGCAGGAATTCGGTGATGTCCAAATTGTACAGCAAGGGATTGATCTTGTGTACTCCTATCAGGAACAGGCAGAAACTGGCCACGCTGGACCCCCTGCCCACACCCCATACTATGTTGTTTGCTCGCAGTGTGTCCACGAAGTAGATCAGGAACTGTAGCACACGTATGAATCGTTTCTTCTCGAACAGGTCATACTCCAACTGTACCCTCATTCTCTCCTCATCGGTCTGGCATTTGTCCAACAGCCATTGTAACACGTTGATCTGGTAGTATGATTCCGGCATGTGCCATTGTTCGCAATTCTTGTTATCGAAATCCTGTAGTGATTCCCGTAAGGGTACTTGATTTATTTTTGGTAGATCCAGCCCTAGCTCTTTCAGTGCCGCGTCATACTTGTCGGTGTCCTCGAAGAATAATTTTGATATGTCGAAGTCAGGGCTGGTGTATAATAGATCTATCGCGTCGTCTTCCGTGAATATGACGTCACCGTGCTCATTTGTCTTTGTCTTTTCCACCATCTAGAACCTTTGGGTTGAACTCGAATATTTTAGCATGTTCCTGGTGTCGCTTGTCAATGTTAATCTGTTCTGTGTTCCAACTGTAGTGTCCCGTGTATATGCCCTTGTCCAGTTCCTGATCATAAGTTGCCGTGTCCGGCCTCAACCACCACGGATCGAACTTGTTGAATTTCGCCGAGAACCAGTCAGGCCTATCTAACAGTATAAGCTCATTGCTGTCCTTGTCAACCGTGTAGGTAATACCATCTCCCTGCCACGAGCTGAGTTCTATGTGGTTTATGGTTATCTTGCTATCCAGTATCGAGTTGGCCTTGCAGAAACACACCGCGGCCATGATCTGGTCATAGGGTGGTTTTGGTAATTCAATGAACCTGTTGGTGCTGTTCTTCTTCAGCACATTATAGAGGGGTTCTTCACGCCACGTGGTTATGGTGTTGGCGAACACCTGTTCGAATAAGTTCTTTAGCCTCTCGAAGTATTCGGTCTGCTCTTTGAGGCTTGCTGTGTGAGGTGTCAGTGATATGTTTAACTTATATTCATTGGCGAACAGTTCACCGTCCACTATGATAATGCTCTTGAATCGGGTCTTCCAGGTGAATGTGTTTGACATCGGGAATATTTACTATTCCATGTTGATCAGGTCGCCTAGGTCTGGTTCGTTCCTCAACTTCTTGTGATTCTTGTGCCACTCCTCTATCCTTCTCTCGCGGATGGCGTTCTGGTAGGTCTGTAGGGCGTGTTGGAGGTTCATCAGCATCTCTGGATTACGTCCACGACGTGCTATGGCCACCTTTCTCGAAAGTTCCTTGATGCGTTTGGAGATGTCCTCGTCACTCATGTTGGCTATCTCTTCTTGTAGTGGATGGAAGTACATGGTCCTCCTTTATTGTTTATGCGTACTGTTTGCCCAGTTGGTGCATCAGTATGGTCGTGCCACCGTCTGGTGACATGAATTCGTACAGTGCCCTACCCAACCCAGGTTGGATGGTGTCAGACGTACCGTCACTTCCTGTAACATTGTCTGCCTTGATCACTGCTGTTGGGAAAATAAGATTGGTTGCTCCGACGGATACCGTTATGTCTAATATGATCCTGCCCAGTGATCCGGATGTTGGTAGATTCAAAAAGGAAAATGTTGTGTCCGCGGTTATGGTTGCGGTCTGGTAATGTCCGTTTTCGTGATTCAATGTAATTGTGCCACTGCTTACCGTGCCGTGCTCGTACACTGTCTCACCGTTGTCTTTGAGCACTGCGTTTGATATTGTGTTGCCGCTGAAATTATTCGTGGCATTCAGATTCGCTTTGTTCGTCTGTAGTGTTTCTATCTCGGTCTTGGCTTCCGTGAAGTTGTTCTTGATCGCGTTGAAGTTGTCCCTGAAGCCCTGTGAACTGTTGTCCTGTCCGGCTACCGGATACGTCCCATCTATGTTTCCTGGTACTATATTGCTCGCCATTATTGTATTCCTTTGTCTCTGAATCTTAGATATTTATCGTTGGCTCTCTCCACCCTGATAATTGTGCCTGATGCGGGCACTTCCTTGGTAAAGGTTATCGTGGTCTTGTTGTTGGTGGTGTCGTATGATAGTGTAATACCATATTCATGATCAGCAGATCTCAACTCTGTATCTGCTGTTGGATTTAAACTTCCTGCAAAACCGCTAGCGGTCCATCCTTCTCCTGCCAGCACAGTTTGAGTTCCTTCCTTAACAAGAATGTCTTCTTGGTGCACTAATTCATTAACTACAAATGCTGTTGTGGATCCGTCTGCCGTGAACTCCTCTGGGGATACCACGCTCTTGTTTACCTGGTATCTGTCTATGGTGAACGCTATGTTCTTAAAATTCAATGCCTTGTCCTCTATCCTCTTCTTGATCAGTGCGGCGGTTCCTGGTTTACAGTAGCATATTGGCACTGCCATGACATAGCCCAGTGGCGCCAGTCCGCCCACCTGTGTGGTCTTCATCCACAGTGGCAGGTAGTCCCACTCCTTGTGTCCCAGGCTCTTCATCCTGGACCTCATGTTGGCCACCGCGTTTGGATATATCTTCTCCATGTATCCCAAGTCAGCGCTCATTTGGTTGGCGTACCTGACCTTGGATCCTGATGTGCTGAATGACAGGCCACCGTCCGTTGTGACTTCGTAGTACATGTAGTCCGCGGTGGCGTTCATGCTTGACGCCCTAGGACCCAGCATGGGTTTGACCACGGCGCCCCTCAGTGTTATCGAGCTCGAAACGGCCTGACCATTTTTGTTGACCAGGTTGTCCTTGATCTCTATGTAGACCACTTCGTATTTGGTTGTTGTGCCTTCCTTGGCTATTGCGGTCTTGAGATCACCGAAGTATAAAGTCTTGGGCGCATGGTTCTGCTCCATCTGTTGTTGGAATTCGGTCAGTGTCTGCGCCTCCAGTCCCGCCATCATCAGCATGTCAGGTTTGACTCGCATTCCGAAGTTGCTGTCCTCTGGCCTGTAGATGTAGGCCGGTGAGTTGATGTTGGGATCCTGTGCTATGTTGTAGAATATGTTCTGGTCTATGAATGAGGTGGCGTGTCCGGTCATGTTGCCATACTCGGTCTGCGTGTATGGTATGTTGATGTTGAGCGTGAACTCCTTGGATGTGGCCGCCGCCTGGTACTGATCGCTCACTGTCACAGTGAACGTGAAACTCCTAGTGGAGTCCGTGAAGTCGCTGGGGTCTATGGTGCCTATCAGGTTTCCCTGCTCCGACAGTGTTATGCCCATGGGAAGTGTGCCAGATGTTACCGAGTAACTCAACACACGATTGGTCTCTTCCGCCACCGCCTCTATGGCCAGTGTGCTTGGTATGTCTGCGGTCAGTGTGCCTATAACTGTGGGAGTGGTGAATGCTATGCCTATGTCTATCTCACCTATCACCTTCATTGTGAAGGTCTGATCTGTGAAAACGTTTATGCCCGTGGCCACTACCCTGTTTGCCCTGACGATGAATGAATAATCGACCTCGACCGCGGCCTGTCTGGCCAACTGACCGTAGATCTCCCCGGAGTTGATGTCTATCGACAACCCTGTTGGTAGTGACCCAGACTGTATGATGTATTCTAGGTCCGCCTGCAGAGGATCGAAATCCTCCACGTCAATTTTTATCACGACCTGGTTATCGTGCCTGAACGTGCCCAGGTCCGAGGCTGTCCTGAACACCGGTCTCCTGTTGGCGCTGAGGTCCATGGTCAACGGTGAACCGTCGATCTCTGTGGCGTCTATCGTGATAGCCGTGTTGGAAACCCTCCAGAAGTCAGCGGAGTAGACGAATATGGAATTGTTCTGTTCCACGTAACTGGTGCCGTCGGACACCCTGACTATGAAGTCAAAATTCTTGCTGATGCTTTTCGTTGTCACTGTGCGGTCATACACCACATCATCGTAGTCTTCCTGGTTGGCGTCATACCCACCACGTGCACCGTATCTCTGGTCCTCTGTGAGTTGTACTATGCCTGATATCAGTCCGGTCTTGCTCATGGTCACACCTGGTGGCAGTGATCCCTGCACTATCTCGTACACCAAAGTCTGCCCGGCTTCCGTGTCTGTGTCCGTGGCCTGCATTTGCAGTGAAACGCTGGACCCATCTATGACCCAGTACAATCCTACACGCGTGGAATCATCTAATCTGAGTTGTCCAGAGGCCGTGGTGAAAGTGGGTGTGTCTGCTCCTTGAACATCTAGACTGAAAGTCCTGTCTGTGATCTGGGCACCGGCCGTGGCTCGCACGACGAAGGTGTAAAGAGTTCTCTTGGCAACCTCAGCCGGAGTGCCCGTCAGTAGGCCCGTTGTCGTCACCTGCATTCCTGCGGGTAGGCTTCCTGCGATCACGGAGTACGTAATGGCTGTGGAGTCGCTGGTGTTCGCTTCTAACTGTAGCGAATAAGCGACCTGTTCATCGATAGATGCTAGTTTACCTGCCGTGGTCGTCCACACTGGTGTTGCCATTAAAATACTCCTTACATGGGTATTTATTGCCTACTACCTGCTATTATTCTGTGTACGAATCCAGTGTTCCTGTTGCTGTCTGAGTCGTTCACGCTCGATCTTGTCTGATTCACGCCGTATGGCCTCCTCCAGCCGTGCGATCTCGGATCGTGGTGATCTTCCCCTTCTGTTGTCGTGGTTCCTCTTCATAATGATCTTTGTAATAGGTTACTGTTGTTATCCTATTACGCTTCGTCGTAGAACGGTATTACCCTGGTGGTTCCAGCGATCTTGATCTTGATGTATCCTGTAGGTGTGGCTGGTAGTGCGTTGGCTCCCCCTGCTGATCCCACTGTGGTCTGTGTTGGGGTCAGGATGTCAATCAGTCCAGTTCCATCGGTATCCAGTTGTAAGTCGGCGTTAGAAACGTGGGTAGTGATCTTGTTATCTGTGATCGAAACTTGATCGATTACCACAGATCCTGTACCATTTGATTCTATGACAACGTCATCGTTTGTCACGTTTGCTTGAATCTTGGCTCCATCGTTCATGAACAGCGTGTTCTGTACCAATGCTGTTGACAAGGCCATGATGCCAGGAACAGATATGGTCGTCGCGTTAAGAGTAATCGCTCCAGACCCGTTGGGCTCGATTGTTATTCCTCCGTTACTGTTCGTGGTGCTTATCGTGTTGCCGTTGATTCTGATGTTGTCCACATCGGCTTGTCCATTGACACTTATGTCTCCAGTTATTGTCTGTCCCACTGTGGTCATAGCATTTTGGACATCAACCACTCCTGTGCCTGACGCCGCAAGTTCTAGGTTGGCGTTGGTGGCGTTTGTGGTTATCTTGTTGTCCTTAATCCTGACATAGTCGATGTCTGATTGTCCGGTGATGGTATGTGTTCCTGTCGTTGTAATATCAGCAGTGGTTAGTGTGCCTGACACCGAAGCGTTGCCTGTGACATTGGTGTTAGACAGCATTTCCACCGTTCCTGTGCCTGAAGCGGTCAACTCGAGGTTAGCGTTCGAGGCGTTGGTTGTGATGGTGTTGTCAGCAAAAGATAAAGAATCGATTGTCACTGTTCCAGTCATTGTGGCCGCGTTGATTGTTGGTGCGGTCAGAGTCTTTCCAGAAAGTGTTTGTGTATCGGTCAGTGTGGCCACTGTAGAATCAATGTTGATCGTAAGTGTTTGGCCTGAACCTGCTGTGTCTATTCCCGTACCACCTGCTATGGTGAAGGTCTGTGAATCGAGATCTACAGACAGTGCTCCACCTGAGTCTCCCTGGAAGTCTAGGTCCTGTGCTGTGACCTGTGAGTCAACGTAGGCCTTGATCGACTGCTGTGTGGCCAAGGCAGTTGCCGAATCTGATCCCATGGCGTCCTCGTCTAGGATTGATGTGACTGTGGCTCCCGATGCTAGTGCTAGTGAAGTGCTTAATGTGGCGGCGCCTGACACATTCAGTGTGCCCGTGGTTTGGATGTTCTCCGCTATGGTGATCTGTGTTGAGTCGTCCGAGCTGATTGTGGTGCCCGCTATCCTAACCGCCGAAGCGACAACCCCGCCCGTGCCTGCTGGTAGGATCCTGATGTCCTCGTTTGATCTCGATGATATGATGTTCCACCCGTTGATGTCCAGGTTGCCGGCCAGGGTGTTCGAGTCACCGTCCGTGCCGTATAATTCTATGAAGTTGTCATTGATCTTGTCAAATGCTGTTCTTAATGGATCACCCGTGCCGTCATTGGCGCTAGATCCTATGTTGATGTTCTGTCTTGCCATGTGTTGTTTTTCCTTCTGTTATGGATATTTATCGTAGATTCTATAAACCTAATGTAATTATTACAGGTCTATCAAGGTCCTCTGGAACTTGAACTCTAGTGTGCCGGCGGACTCGTTTGTACCACGTAGTCTCACATTGCCGTTGTTGACATCCGCGGTGAACGATGCTAATGGAGACGTGTGTGATGTCGTGCTACCAAAAGAAGTCACGTAGGCTTCTATGGTGCTGTCAGCACTGGGACCATGTATCACGTTGGCCTCCACTATCTCGTACCTGCTGTTTGTGGCATCTGAAATGGAGATGTGATACTTTGCGCTCCTATACAACGTTGAATCAAAACTGTCCACTGTGTCGGTTGCGGATGATGTGATAGAAGCGGTGTTGTCATTGATGTCTGAATGGTTCAGTGTGGCACTTGCCGTCGCAAATCCTAGGTTACCACTGCCGTCGGTCTTTAGGAACTGTCCCGTGCTACCGTCCGACGTTGGGAACAGGAGTCCACTCACTGACACGGTGCCCGTGCCGTTGCCTGAAAGTTCCAGATTGGCGTTCGACGTGTTCGTCGAGATGGTGTTGTCCGTTATTGTTACCGCATCGATGGTCATTGAGTTGTTCACAGCGAGCGTGGTGAATGTGGCCGCCGCGGCCGAACTGGCCCCTATGATTGTTCCGTCTATGTTACCACCGTTGATATCTGCATTGTCTATAACAACACTGCCAGTCCCAGAGGCCGAAAGCACCAGGTCTGAGTTTGATTGCGTCGTTGTTATCTCGTTGTCGGTGATGGATATGTTAGAGTCTATCAGTATCTTGGTTGCGGTGACCGATCCCGTGCCGCTGGCTGACAGTACCAAGTCATCGTTGCTCCTGTTGGCGGAGATGTTGTTGCCGCTCACTGTGATGTCACCCGAGAACAACGGAGATGCGTACAGTTCCGTGAACATTGTGTTCACGTTCTGCATGGCACTGCGTAAAGTGTCACCCGTGCCGTCGTTAGCGTTTGATCCTACGTTTAGCGTTATCTGTGCCATAATTAAACTTTTATTACTCTCCTCACGAATTTCACGACCTGCGTGTTAGTGTTATTTACTGTTCCTCGCAACCTAACGTTGCCGCCTGAAACATCTGCAGAAAAATCCAAAGATTCGTACACGGATGACCCGTCACCCGCACCATTGGAAGCACCACCGGTTAGACTTATGTACGCAGTGGAACCATCATGTGTTATGTTTGCTTCCACCAGTTTGTACCTATCTGCTGTGGCGTCTGAGATCTGTACGTGATACTTGGCACTCCTGTAGATAGAACCGTCAAAAGAATCTATGGTCTGTGTTGATGAATCACCGGAAATGGTCGCTGTGCCGTCGGATATCAAGGTCTGATCGAACAGCAATGGAGATGTGAACCATGACAGTTGTCCGCTCCCGTCCGTCTGCAGTACCTGTCCTGCCGTACCATCACTGTTGGGTAGGTTTATTGCGTTTATGCTGACATACCCACTGCCATTGGGACTCAGTTCAAGGTTTGAATTTGATGCGTTGGCCTTGATCGTGTTGTCCACTATGGTCACACCGTCTATCACCAAGGCGGAGTTGTTGTAACTGACCGTCGTGAATGTCCCGGCCGCGGGCGTTGAAGCACCTATGACCGTGCCGTCTATGTTGCCTCCATTTATATCCGCTACGGATGTTTCAATCACTCCCGTTCCGGAGGCAGTAAGAACCAAGTCGGCGTTTGACGTGTTGGTCCTTATCCTGTTGTCCGACATCCTTATGGTGTGATCTATGGTGAGGTCCGAGAATCTCACCACCCCCGTGCCGTTACCTCCCAAAGAAATATCCGAGTTTGATTCTGTGGCACTTATGTTGTTCTGTATGAAAGTGATTTGTGACGAGCCAGAACTGGTGGCGTACAGTTCTGTGAAGTTGTTGTTGATCTTGATGCCGGCTCCCCTGATGGTATCACCCGTGCCATCATCAGCCGTTACTCCGATGTTGATTAATTCCTGGGCCATTTTATATCGCCTGTAGTACTAGTTTCTTCCAGATGGTAGTCACTCCATCATGATCTGCTGTGCAGACATATAGATTTGTACCATCCCATGATATTGATCCTGCTCGGTCTCCGGAACTGCCCAAACCAGTAGCCGTCTTGCTAGTGTTGATCACTATCCTGTCATCATTGACAACTATGTTTCCTGTGCCCGATGCCGAAAGTTTCAAGTCGTCATTCGATCTCGTGGCAGAGATGTTATTGCCACTGAATGTGAAATCACCGATTCTGTTCAGAGAACCATCAAAAGTCACGTTGCCGGAAACCCCAAAAGTGCCCTGTACCGATGAATTGTCGGACAGTATTATCGTGCCTGTGCCGTTGCTCTGCAGTGTCAGGCTGGCGTTGGTGGTTATGGGTGTTATGGTGGTGTTTGAGATCTGAAGTTGATCAACTTCTATGACCCCTGTGCCATTGGCCTGCAGTTTGAGGTCACCGTTCGTTATCGCAGTCGTGATCAGACCTGTGGAACCGTCTCCAACCAACTGGTACACTTCGTCGAAGTTGGAGTTGACCTTGGTCATGGCGGTACGTAAAGTGTCGCCCGTCGCTGGATTTCCTAGTGTTCCCGTGTCTATCGTAAGTTTAGCCATAATCTGTTATGCGTATTTATTAAATACTGGTATGTTCATAGAAACCCTAAAGACGATGAAATTGTACAAGAGGGAGAGCAAACTGGGTACCATGCACACCTACCACAGGAAGAACCTGATCTACGTGTTCCGGTGTGACGCCTGTTCAGACACATTCATGAGGCCCAAGTCAAAGGTGGATCCGGCCCGTGCGTCGAACGACTACAAGCACGTGTGCAACAAGTGTGATTCCAAGAAGTTCGCCCAGAGTGTGGGCGTCAAGATGCGTCGTGTGTATCAGTTGGACGCCAGCAGTACCAGGACTTTATAACTTACGCCATTTGATGTCATCACGGGCTCCCGTGATCCATCTCTGTAGGTCGGCGTATATGCCCGACTTTATATTTGGTTGATCGAAGTACCATCGCAGGAACGGATTGCCCTCGAGGTATTCACGCCTGTTTATGAAGTAGAAATTAGTTTCAGGGAATCTACGGAACGTCTGCCTCAGTTGGTACATCCATTCATATTTCAAATAGGCCTTCATGCTCTCGCGACCTGGGTAGTTTATCGAATCCTTGTAGATGTTGTTCTGTATCCGGCTGGGCGTGTCCATCTCCCACTGCTGGGCACCCATGATGTCGAACGCCAGTATCACTATGTTCCTAATGCCAGACTCCGCCGCCATCAGCACCGCACTGCATCCTGACCCCTTGGCCATAGAGAAGTCGTTAGTCTTGATTCGGCCACCTTTTTTTATATTGCCACCACGCCAGATTCTGTAGATTTTCAATCCTTCGGGTACATCGGTTTCTCTATCACCTTCGCATATGAAATTCCATTTTGAAATGTCCTCTGGTCCATGTATGCTTGGTGACTCTTTGCCATGGTTATGCCAATTGGCCAGTTCTGCGTACATGGGAGGATTGACTGCCACTATGTGATCACACAGTTTGGGATGGTCCCTATAGATGGCGTTGCAACCATATATGATCCCATGACCTTTTAATTTCTCTATTGGAAATATGTTTCTAGATTCACCGTTGCCTATCACGAATGCGGTGTCCATCAGATGCCAAATGACTCTCCACAACCGCATGCGGAAGTTGAATTGGGGTTGCTTATCTCGAACTGTGATCCAAAGGTCTCCTCTACCCAGTCCACCTTGGTTCCGGCCACGTACAGCATGGATGTCTCGTCCACCACGAAACGACCGGTGCCCCAGTCCTCCACGTGATCACCCTCGGCGATGTCTTCCTGTTTGTCCACGAAGGCCCACTCGTACTTGAATCCAGCACAGCCTCCGCCCAACACCATCAGGCTCACCGCCCACTTGTCTGGGTTCCTGGCCAACAGTCGTTCCATCTGTTGTTTGGCGGCGTCTGTTATGGTGAATAGGCTCATGCTAGTAATTATCTTATCTTTGTCCCATGTTCTTGATTCCCACGGCCAACCAGAATCGGGTGGCATCTCGTTTCCGCTGGAAGCTCATGTAGGCATTCTGGTGTTCCCAGTGGTTCTTGGGGTTCTCTATCTCCCCTACGGGCTCAAACCACCAACCCCACTTGCCCTCGCAGTTGACCTGGCACCACTCTATGCAGTCACCCATTATGCCGTTCGAGTTCATGTCTATGTTGAATCGGAACTTCTTCATGTACCCGCAGTCATTAGGCACTTCGTCTAAACCTGGTTTGGCCCTCTTCACTTCCACCTTTCCATAACTTTGTTTCATTATTGCCAGTGTTTTATTACCCATTCGTCCGCGCACTCCATGGGGTTGGGTGATCCGTGGAACACCGCCACCCGGTTGCCTGGTGCCACCTTGCAGGGTTCACGGAAGAACTTGCGTCCATCCTTGGTCAGTAATTTTGTATCTTTCAATCCTATCATCTCCCACTTGTATGACCTTATCCACTCATCAGGGAACCACGTGATGTCCCCAGAGGCCCTCTTTGTTATCCAGTCCTGGTCACCGTGGTTCTGTTGCATTATCTGTGCGGATCGATCTTTGAACTCCATCCATAGGTAGTCCATGGTGCCCGCCTGCCATCTCATGCAACTGGAATTTGATAGTTTCCAGTCCTTGATCCTACACCTGTTGAAATCTCGTATGATGTTGAACTTGCCTGGGTGTGTGAACAGGGGATCTATGTTGTCAAATATAACGACATCCAGGTCGAAAAATAGAATGTTGCCCTTGATCGGCATCTCGGGTGCGAACATCCACAGTTTGCTCCACCATGACTTGATCCAAGGATCCTTGGGCAGTCTGACCACGTTGATGTCTGTGTCTAATCCCGTGGGATCATCCGTGAGGCAGTGGAACTGGTATGGCACAGTGATGTGCCTCTTGACCATGCTGTTGAGAACATTGGCGTACTTGGAGATGTATTTGTTGCCCCACTTAACGCATACCACGTGATTCATATCCACTCCTTAGACCTTCCATCTGTATCTGTTTCCAATCTTCACTGTCGAGTGTGTATGGGTAGTCACATTTCACGACATCGTCTGAAACTGTTTTGATACTTTTAATATTTAAATTTTTACTCATTGTTTTGTGTATTTCTATGATATTTTCGTGACCAAATGTTTCTATCAAATCTATCTGTCCTAATTTTATGTATCCTAAACTTAATTTAGGATTCTCCCAATCATACTCGTTTCGTTTGAGCCAACTTCTAAAAGGATCCATTTCCTCTTTCTTGAATTCGTTTTGCTGTTCGGTTACCGACTTCCCCCATTCCACGTCAAACTCCCCGGAGTAGTATTTTTGATGATTTATTTGTGAACACAAAGTATCGGTCATTGTGGGTGCGTTTTCATCTCTGAAAACTTCATATAACGTTTTACCCACTTGTGACCAGTGTAGGTACACTCCCCCTAGTTCTCGGTCGTACCTGTTCTTCTTGAACAATTCATAGTCCTCATCATGAAGTTCGTACCTTGGTGCGTTCAAGAATGTTGTAATCTGTGACGGACGCATCCATTCCGGTTCAAATGCCTTTTTACGATCCGAGCCCACCCACGCCTCTATCTCATGACATATATTGTTTAGTTGTCTTATTGCATATTTTGTTTCGTGATCGGCCTGCTTGTAGAAAACAGATAAATTCCATGAAGTTCCTTGTAGATCTTCAAAATATCTGTGTAATAGATTACACGATTCGTGTTTGAGTCTTTTTCCAGGGGTGGCCATTTCGTCACCGTTAACAGACTTACCTATCGGCAGTGAGCTACTATATTGGAAATCATCTGCGACGAACGGATGTATTTTTTCATATCCTGGACGAAAATTGAACGAATTTATCTGATCTATGCTCTTGTTCAATTCTTTCACAAGATAGTTTAGATTTCTTTTTGAATCCGCAAAGCCCAGGAAACAAAAATTTTTTTCTAGAATTTTTTCCTGTCGCAGGTTATCGTTCAGCGCTGATAACCACCTCCGGCCCAGCGGTGTGTCGTAGACATCGATGGTGTAGGACAAGTTGTCCAGTCCCACTTCCACCCGGTCTTCGAGAAATTTATTTCCTGCTGTAGATGGCACTGTTGGCTCCGTGTTCCATACACTCCACGCTCTCCACGAAACACCTGCCGTCGGTCTTGTCCTTCACTAATTGGTCAGCGAAATGGAAGGCGTGCTCCGCGAACTTCTCCGCTCCCACACCGTCGAACATCCTGATCTCGGCCAGGTCCAGTTGCTCCAGTTCTTTCAACTTCTCCAGGTGTGGATCCTTGTTGTCCAGCGCCAGTTTGTGGTCGAACTTGTCCTCCAGCCATGCCTTCAAGGGTTTCAGTCCCCCGAAGTCCACAGCCCAG